GAGATATTAACCGTTAGGAGGTTATTAATTAAAGATATTTAAAGACCAAGCTTTAGCAGTAGTCCTAACCTACTTCTAAGGTAAGGTCTTTTTTTTTATTAGTTTATTGGTTAATCTTAAAAACCATTATAAATTTATGAGTAAAATTAAAAAGTTATTTTTTGATTATCAAGACCAAACAAATTTAGAAGTTTTTTCATCAAAAAGTGAAATTGTGATTGTAATTAGCGATTATGAAGGTAGCCATTTTATTGAGCTTGACATATCAACAGCTATATCACTTAGCAAGGAGTTAAGAAAAGAAATTAATATAGCTAAAACTTTTAACGAATATGAATAACGAGTTGAATAGTTACGAGCTAAGCAGAAACTTTATAAACTTTGCTTTTGATAATCCTGAGAAGATAAGCCCTAACCATTACGCTATTTATTTTTTTGCGATAGAGCATTGCAATAGATTAGGATGGAAGACTAAATTTGGCTTTCCTACGATGATGGCTTGCGATGCAGTAGGCATAAAAAAGCCTCAAACTTTTATTAAGTATTTTAACGATTTAGAAGACTGGGGTTTTATAAAAGTAGTAGAAAGGTCTAAAAATCAGTACTCAGCTAACATAATTAGCTTAATAAGTGCTACGCCAAAAAAAGGCGAAGCAATGGATAAAGCAATGGTAAAGCACGCGGCAAGCAAGGGGCAAAGCAATAGCCCTATAAATAAACAAGTAAACAATATAACAATAGAACAAGAAATAGATAGCAGTAAACTGCTTACTCTTTTTAATTCTCTTTTAGGAAAACAAGCGAAAGTAGTAAACGCAAAAACTAAGACTCAGATAAAACAAAGGTTAAAAGAAGGATACACCAAAGAGGATATTGTAAACGCTATACGCAACGCAAGCAAAGACCCTTTCCACATAGAATCTAATTATAAATACCTAACCTTAGAATTTTTGACTAAGCCTGAAAAGCTCGATAGATTTGTAAATATGGGAGACTTTAAAATTAAAACGCAAATCCTATGATAAAGTCAAGCAGCGAAATTTTAGACCAGCTTATGAGCCTCCACAAAAACGGATTACCCGAGGGAAGCAGAATAGGCTTAAATTCTTTTGATAGTCAATTAACATTTGTTAAAGGTGGGTGTACAGATATAACGGGCTACCCTTTCTTCGGTAAAAGCCTTTTTTTAAAGGAGATAATGATGGGTCTTACTTTAAACCAAGGTTGGAGGCATTGCGTTTATATGCCTGACGATGGCAGCGATACAGAGGTAATATCTAACCTAATGCATAAACTAACTGGCAAGACATTTCAAAAGGACTATCCTAACACAATAACCGAGAAGGAAATAAGTAAGTATAGTACTCAACTTTGCGATAGCTTTAAGTTTATCTCCGCAGAGCATAATATAGAGCCTGAAGCCTTTTGGAACTACGCAAAAGAGAATAAATGCACCTCAGCAGTTATAGACTCCTGGAACTACTTAGCACACAAAGGCGAGCCAACTAACGCAGACTATTTACGTAAGATACTTTCTCTACGTAACCGCTTTATGGATATAAATAAAATGCACTCGTTTATAATTATTCACCCTAAAAACCCTGACCCGAAACAAGTAAAAGACGGCTCAGTAAAGAAGCCAAGCGTTTACGATTTGATGGGAGGCTCTGAGTGGAATAACAACGGTAGAAATATAGTAGTAGTTCATAAAGAGTCAAAAGACAACCACCAACCGTATAAGATAACCGTAGATAAAGTTAAGCCTAAATACTATGGAGAGCTTGGAGAGTGCGTATTGCATATTGACTGGGCGAGCCAAAGGTTTTACGAGTTTGACCATATCCACAACACAAAGAAATACGCCTACGCTACTGAAGAGATAGTGATAGACCCAATTAAAGATATATTCGCAGTAACTAACGACCAACCTTTTTAAATTATGACAGACCAAGAAGCTAAAGAGATTTTAAACAAGCCAGCTATCTGCAAAGAGGCGGAGCGTTCAGTACGAGATATGAAGATTAAGCTCGCTAAATACTCAGGCGATAAGACCGAGCAAACTAAGCATTTGCAAAACTTAGATAATTTGATTAACTTAGCTTATAAGCAAGCCGTAGACATAGACGCTTACGAGGAGTTGTTAGCTACTTATCTATTTAAGATGGGAGAGCAGCAAGCCAAAATAAGAGAGTTATGCGAACTAAATGCGATGAGTAACAAAATAGTAGAGCTATAATTATAAACTAATTGTTAACAATATGAATCACTTTTATACTTCAGACGATGAGCGAGTATCCAAGAGTACAATAGACTCAAGAGTAAGAGATGCAAAGAGTAACGCACTAAGCGAACAATTTTGGGAATTTGGATATAACTTTTGCACCGATTGCTTAAGCTCTGCTGGTAGATTAGACTGCTCGCATACGATAAGTGTAGACGAAGCACAAAAGACTCGTAGAACAGAATTAGCGTGGGACGTAGATAATATAAAAGTAAGGTGCAGAGATTGTCATATTAAGCACGATAGTAAAAGTAGAATTAATGAAATTAAAAAATAGTATGAAGGGGTTAATTCAAGTAACAGCCACCAAAGGAGGGCGTACAATAACAAGCGAGGTCTTCGGAGATATGGGAGATAAAGAAACGTTATTCGGTCAGCTTATGAACCGACATAAAATAGTACACAACGAACGCCACTTATGGAAGTTGAGTAGCGTAGTAATAAACGAAGAGGTTAACCTATGACAAAAAAAGAACAGATAGCCCACTTTGGTTATATAACGGGCGAGATGGAGAAGGTACTATTTAGCAAGGGAGACGACTACGCTAACACCGATAGACTCTCTAATTTTAAATTAGCTGGAGCAATTACTGGAGGGAACGCAAGTACTAATTGTTTGAACCTAATCTCTACTAAAGTAGCAAGGCTTGGAGTACTTCTTAATTCAGACAAAAAACCAAACAACGAGAGTATCGAGGATAGCGTATTGGATTTAGCTAATTATAGTGTACTTTTGTGGATGATAATAAACGAAAATAAATAATAACAAAATGGAAAAAACAGAAAAAGTATTCGCAGACGGTTTTATGTTCAAAATGAAACCCGATTCTCCTGAGTGGGTAGTAGGTAGCTTGAGCCTAAAAGCAGACGAGGCAATAGCCTTTATTCAAAAGAACACCGATAAAGGTTGGGTAAACCTAAACGTTAATATAGGCAAATCAGGCAAGCCTTACGTAGAGCTTGACACTTGGAAGCCAACGCAAGCGGCTGCAACTTCTCCAGACCCTGAATTTAATTCCGAAGGGCTACCCTTTTGATATTACAAGAGATATATTTCGATAAGAGCATTCGAGATTATGCTCTTAAATTAACAAACAACACCCAAGAAGCCGAGGAGTTAGTCTCTTTGGCTTTTGACATTTGTAGCCATAAGCCGCCTAAAGAAAATATGAAGGGGTATTTTGCAATAGTAATGCGGAATCAATGGTTAAAAAAATGTAATAAGACAGACCCGTACTGGGCAATAGAAGAGAGCGAGAGCGAGGATATAGAAGACGTACTCTCTAAGATGAGCCATTACAACGCTAATCTAATTCGAGCCGTTTATAACGGAGATACTCTTATCAAAATACACAACGAAACCTCTATAAGCTACCGCAGCATTAAAAGCGACTACAAGAAAGCAAAAAAAGAATTTAAGATAATGTACGAGAACAAAACCAAAATAGCTATCGTTATGAGTACGGTTAGCGGGGTAAGCTATCACCGCTTAATGATGCCACTCGTTAGACTGAGCCAGGACTACGGAATAGAAGTAACTTGCTTAATTAATAACGCTGACGATTTTTTAGAGAAGCTTGACGGAGTAACCCACGTTATTTTTAATCGTAATATCTCCGAGCTTATGAAGCCTGAAGAGACTATCTTAATTTTAAAGGCAAGAGGTATTAAAGTTATCTGCGATGTAGACGATTACTGGGTATTACCTAAAGGACACCCTTTGCAATTATATTACTCGAGGTCTAATATGGCTAAATGTATTTTAGCAAACATCAAATTTGCGGACGTAGTATGGACTACCACAAAGATTTTAGCGGAGAAAATTAGACCCTATAACAAAAACGTAGAGGTAATTAAAAACGCTATTGACCCTAACGAAAAACAATTTGCTTACGAAGATTTGTCTTTAAAATTTGATACTTTCTTTTACTCAGGAGGCAGCACCCACTTAAAAGATTTAAAGCTATTAGGTAACGCTTTCGATAACGAATATTTAACCGTTAAAAGCCCGAGAGTACCTAAGCGAATGAGTCCAATACTTCAGCAAGTTAGCAGCATACAAGAATATGCGACAGAGTATCAGCATTGTGGTATATGCATAATACCTTTGAGAGATAACCTATTTAACCGATGCAAGAGTGAGTTAAAGATGATAGAGGCTGGACACTTTGCCAAGCCCGTAATGGTCAGCAACGTAATGCCCTACAACCTACTCGCTACTAATAGCAATAGCCTGAAGGTACAAGGTAATGACTGGGCGGCTGCAATAAAGAAAATAAAAGGTAACTATAATATGCAGATAGAGTTAGGACTAAAGCTAAAAGAAGACGTTAAGAGCAAGTATGATATAGTAAAAGAAAACGCAAAAAGACTTCAAACATTATGAAATATACAATAATAAAAAGATACCGAGACGCTGAGAGCGGAGCAGTATTTAATTTAGGCGAACAGATAGAGCTTAAAGACCAAAAGAGAATTAAAGAACTAAAAGCAAGCGGGTGCATAGAGTCAGTAGCCAAGCGTAAAAAGAAATGAGCGAGGAGCTTGAGAGTCAAATAAGGGTCATAGTCAAGCAACAAGGCGGAGGTATAAGCCCGCACCTTAGAGCAGAGTTCCAAAGGC